ATACAGGTTCGGTTTATGTTTATACAAGATCAGGAACTTCTTGGTCTCTTCAACAAACTATCAATAATCCTAGTCCAGCTGATTATGATTATTTTGGTTATTCAGTTTCATTATACCAAGACACTTTAGTTGTCGGAACTCCTTATGACGATACAGGAGCTGAATATGTTGGTACGGCTTATGTTTATACGAGGTCAGGAACTGCATGGTCTCTTCAACAAACCATAAATAATCCTAGCCCGACTTCTGGTGATGATTTTGGTTATGCAGTTTCGTTATACCAAGACACTTTAGTTATTGCAACTCCTGCTGACGATACAGGAGCTGGTAATGCTGGTTCGGTTTATGTTTATACTTAAAATATTAGGAGAAAATAATGAGACTTTATAATAAAAATTCTGGAAAAATAGAAAGACCGTTGGAAGAAGTGGAAGAAGGGTAAGAAGTGGAAGAAGTGGAAATGCTCTACAAACGATTTATTTTATTTAGTCGGGTATGATAAAAGATGTGAATTAAAAAAGAAAAATTAGCGGTAAGTTAATTTGGTTCACATGAACTTCGATTAACTGAAACTATAAACTTAAGTGAATAATAAGTTTAAAATCGTATAATATAAGAAAAAAGGCAAATAATGAGAGAAAGAATATCACTTTCACACAACGATCTTGATGGAGTCGGTTCGAGTTTAGTTTTACAAAATCATTTTGGGGAAATGGATACATATCATGTTTCTTATGAAGACATTAAGGAAACGCTTCAGGGGATAGAATCCAATATAACACATCTAACACGCACTCTTTTCGTGACTGATTTAAGTTTTGACGTTGAAGCATTTAACGAACTAATGAGAGTCGCGGACAATCACAAACACCTCAAAATAGTATATATTGACCACCATCCAATGGAAGGAGAAGTTTTAGACGCCTTTGAAGAATTAAAGACATTTCCGAATGTTTTTGTAAAACATGAAATAGGAAAGTCAGCAACGATGCTTACATTTGAATTTCTGTCAAATAGGGAAAATAAAAATTTAGAGAAATTAGTAAAATGGATAGATGCGTTTGACATTTATAAAGAATACGAAGATCCAGAAAATTTTAAAATTGGATGGTTTCTAAATACAATTTTTTGGCAAATAAAAATCCCTTCTTTTAAGTTCAACTTACAAAAAGAAAATTTTAAGATTCCTAAATTTTTCAAAGAGCTGTATAAAGAAACTGTTATTGGGAAAAATGCGTATTTCGAAAAACAAATTAAAAATGATTTAGTAATTTTTGATGACACGTGTGGAATATTACTAGCATTTTCAGATAAATATAAGTCTTTTTGGCAAATGGATTACCCTGAATATGACTATTTTGTTTTGCCTTATCATACCATCGGGAATAATATTTCTATAAGATTTTCAACAAGAGTTGCTAAAGTAGACGCAAATTGGTTTAAAAAAGAAGTCATAAAATTTGTTTCAAAAAGTCCTTGGTGTATTTCATCCGGAGGACACGATCATGCGTTCGGAATAACTTTAGATAAAAATATGCCAAAAGAAGATCATCTAAATTTGATTGAAGGAATCATTGATGTTATTTCCCTCGAACACAAACAAATAATTCCATTTTAAAATTCGAAGGTAAAAATAATGTTAAGATTTTTCAGATATTCAGGAAGTAAAATTAGATATGTTGATTTAATAAATGAATATATCAACAATTCCAAGAAGAGTATTTATATAGAACCTTTCGTTGGTTCAGGAGCTGTTTTGTTTAATTTAGAAAAAACATTCGATAAATATTTTATAAATGATTTAGATACAAATATCTTCAGAATCTACGAAACTTTTAAGACAATAAATTTTCAAGAATATGTTCAAGAACAACAATTTGTAAAAGAGAAATTCGGAGATATAAAAGAGGATAAAAAATCTTACTATGATTTCAGGGATTGGTTTAATCAAAATTTCTGGAAGTCTGGAACCGAAGAAGAAGGAATTTATCTTCATTTTTTAACAAATTCTTGTATTAATTCATTTTTAAGATTTGGACCAAATGGAATGAATCAAAGCTTTGGGGGCAGGTTCTACACTTTAAATGAAAAAGAATTTAATTCAGTAAAACATATCTTAAGAAAGACAGAGATTTCTAATCTTCCGTATCAAAATCTAATGGACAATGATGATGCTTTGTATTTTTTAGATCCTCCTTATTTTTCTCAAGGTTCGTCATATAGCGAGTTTTCTGAGAAAGATTTAAATGAATTTATTGAAATTCTAAAAGTCGGAAAATTTGATTTTGTTTACACAGATATTCTAAATGAGATGAATAGACATTTAGAATTTGAAGTAATTCGAGAAATGGTTTCTACGGCTCCATCAACAAATAAACAAAAAAACGGAAATATGGAATGTTTGTTTTATAGTAAAGGTTTAGAATTGGTTTCTGAGTGGTTTTAAAAAAATAAAGTGACTTATGGAAATTAAGACATTTTAAGACATTTTAAGACATTTTAAGACATTTAAAAGTTTAAAAGGTTATAATACATTCTAAAAGCGTCTTAGGGGGACTATGGAAGAAATTATTTTAAAAAATTTATTATTAGATCAAGAATATTATGCAAAAGTTTTCCCACATTTAAAAAATAACCATTTCGGACAATTAGAAAATTCGGAAATATTTAAGGCGATGATCGCGTATAATACGCAATATGATACTTCACCGAACATCAAGGAACTTGGTCTTTTTATAAAAAATTCTGGAACAGTTTCAGAATCTCTTCGTAATAAAGTTCTTACTCAGTATAAAGAAGTGATGTTAGAACCTCCAGTGGAAAATAAAGAATTTCTATTAGACCAAACTGAAAAATATATTCAGAAAGAAGAGCTTTCTGACGCTATTTTCAAATCCGCTGATATCATTGAAAACGATGAACCGTTTGAACCAATTATTGGGATGATAGAAAAAGCACTTAGTGTTAATTTTGATTATGATACTGGGATGATTTATAAAGAAGAATCTTCATTAATAAATCGATACAATTATTACACTGAAAGAATCTCTGGCTTAAGTTTAGGGCTTTCTTCGATTGATAGGGCACTCGGAAGAGGTCTGCGTTCAAAAACATTAAATGTAGTAGTTGCCCCTTCTCATGGTGGTAAATGCCAAACATTTAATACACATGTGGATATTTATCTAACGAAAGAAAAAAAGGAATTATTCGATGGGTTCAAGCAGAAAAATATCAAGAAAGGGTAGATTGAAAAGATTTCTAAATAGGAATCCTTTAAAAATAGAAAGAAATAATAAATCAGGCGTGGTACACGAACAGTTCATAGAAAAATATGGGACAAAGAAAACAATTAAAAATAATTTTGATCTTGATTATGTTATTAATGAAAAACTAGGGATGTCATTTTATGAATGTTTCAACGAAGATGTGTTAAAGGAATGTCGATGAATAAATTAATAGAACAGTTAAATGAAATTACTGGATATAAAGTGAAAGAAGAGATTATTTTTAAACTAGCACATATAATTCTTTCTAAAGACACAACTCCTAAATCAAAAGAGTTGGAAAAAGTGACAATGACAATGGGTGAATTATTTGAATTTCAAGATGTCTTAGACGTAGGAGAAAAAGATGTTTCTGGTTTATATATCGAAACGCCTTCGGGTCTTTCTGAAATAAAAACTTTAATCAAGAAACCTAAAGAAGAGATAGTTACTGTGAGAACAAGCAGCACTGAAAGCAAGGTGGCTTCTAAACACATATTTCCTATGATAAACGGAGAGGAAGTATTTGCAGAGGATGTGACTGAGGTTATTGTAGGGCAAACGGTTGAAAAAGTTTTGAGTAAAGAATATTCAGAACCAGAGTTCTTATATGACATTTCTATCCCATATCCACATCTTTATTATACTGAGAATAAAGTATTGCATCATAATTCTGCTCTTCTCATGTCTTCTGCTTGTTCTGTGTATATGGCTAAGAAAAATGTATTATTTATTTCTCTAGAAATGACTGATATGGAAATAGGTAGGAGAATAGACGCCAACCTATTAAATTACTCAGCAAATGATTTAGGAGAGATTGATAGAAGAGAGTTTGAAAAAAGATTAACGGAAATTTCAAAATTAGCTGGGAATCTAGTGATAAAAGACTATTCTGCTGGAACATTCAGTGTATTAACTTTAAAATCTCTGATGGGAGAACTAAAAGCACACGACGGGTTTGTCCCAGATTTAATTTGTATAGATTACATAGGACTTATGGGCTCTACAAGAACAACTTTATCGAGCGCTGGTGGATATGGGTTTTACAAATCCATAGCAGAAGAACTTCACGGGTTTAGTAAAAAAGAAGATATCGCCATTCTAACCGCAGCTCAGTTGAACAGATGTGTTGGCGCAGGAACAATAATAAACGGAAAGAGAATAGAAGATATCAAAACTGGGGAAAATATTCAAGGTAGCGATGGAGAAGTGACTGTAATTACGAAAAAAAGTTCTGGGAAATTGAATGGCTATAAAATTATTACAAAATCAGGTAAAGAAATTATCGTTTCTAGGAACCATAGATTTCCAACTAAAGATGGGCTTATTTCTATTGAGACTGGATTGTCAACAGGAATGAAAATTTGTACTTTATCCTCGGTTTAGTTGCGCAGCATTAAATCTAGTCATGATTCCTGATTCTGAAAATTGCTCAAAAAAAGATAAATGCTCTATAACAGAATATGAACTATTCAAACTATACGAAAACAACTTAAAGGAAAATTAATGATAGCAGAAAAACTAAATTTAAAAGACTTGATAGAAAATAATGAAACATTCATAGATTCAGGATTTAATGAATTGAAAGAATACGAAAAAGAAATGGTTGTAGATTTAGTATATTTAAAATTGGGTGGCGATGAAATGGTCTTCGAGTACGAAGACTATGTTAATATATTAGAACATAATTTCGGGAAAGACCAAGATTACTCTGGAATAGATTTCAATGATGAAATAATCGACATAGAAGAAGTTGGTGAAATTGAAATGTATGATATTCAGGTCGATAAAAATCATTTATATTTCGCTAATGAAGTTCTTACTCATAATTCATCATACGATAATCTTGAATCTGGGCTTGATTCTATTGCTGATTCTTTAGGGGTTATTCAAACTGCTGATAATGTAATAGCATTATTGTCAAATGAACAACTAAGGGGAGAAAATCAAAGTTTAGTGAAATTTTTGAAAAATAGAAATACTGGAAAACTTTCTTCTCATTTAGTAGAAGTGGATTTTTCTACTGTAAGATTTATTGATTTAGACGAAGATAGAATCGTGAAGAATGTAGAAAAAATAAACTCAAATGTATTACAAAAATCATCTGGAAAAGAAATTCAAGTCTCTGTTATGAATTTCGATTAAGGACAAATAATGAAGTGTATGAAGGACATGGAGGGTAAAAAATGAATAAAAAGAATTGGTTATATTACAGGAAAGTCGCAACAAGGATTAGTTGGTTGTTCGTATTTAAAAATATTAAGAAACTCAATCATCAATTAGATGTTTTAGAATTTTTATCGGAAAAATTTAATACATTATCATTATTCAATGCTTGGTTAGAACATCCAATTTTCGTTCATTATGATAGAGTAGTTTCTTTAGTCCGAGATTATGATGAAAGAAGAGGATTGAATTATCAAATTCTTTTAAAAAAGATATTTGGTGCGATGTAATTAAGAGGAGAAAAAATGGACAATAGTTATGAAGATGAACAATATGAAATGGTTTGGAAGAGTGGATTTGATTATTTTTGTAGAACTAGGAATGTTTTAACAAATCAGGTTCGAATTCAAAAAATATCTCCTAAATGGGAATATTTCGAAAGAAATCAAAACGGAGAAAAAACTTTTATTCTTGATCCAAGCGTGTCATTAACTGAAAAATCTTTTTATCAGTCTAATAAAGCAAAAGAATACAAAGGGTTATTTGATTCTTTAGGAAAAGAAATTTTCGGAGGACAACCTCCTCAATATCAGTATATTAGGGAACATTTTTTTCAGAACGGAAAAGAAAGTAATATAAGAATTTTTTATCTTGACATAGAAACGATGTCGAGTGACCCGTTAGATAGGTCTTTTCCAGATCCTCAGCTTGCTGATAAGCCAGTGTCTCAAATACAAATTTATGACAATTATACAGATAAAATAATTATCTTAAGTCTAGATAAAATGAAAGATGAACAAAAGTTTAAACACTACACAAATCTCATTTTTAAACATTACTATGAAGAAAAAGACCTTTTCAATGATTTCATCAAATTACTTGAAAATTTAAAACCAACTGTCATAACTGCTTGGAATTCAGATTTTTTCGACATCCCGTATTTGACAAATAGAGCAAAGAAATTAAGCGGTGTTAATTACAGAAGATTGTCTCCTATAAATAAAATAACGGAAATAAAAACTTCTGAAGGACTGAATTATTCTTGGGAAGGAATATATCTTATAGATATGATGAAAGCGTATAAAAAATTCACATTTAAACCACAAGTGTCCTATAGCCTTGAAAATATAACGAAAGTCGAACTAAAAGAAGGAGAAGGAAAAGTTGATTATGGAGAATTTAATGATATCATAGATTTTTATCACGGAGACATTGATAAATTTATTGAGTATTCTATACAAGATGTTGTTTCTTTAAAAAAACTAGAAGATAAATTAAAATTAATCGATCTTATGAAAATCCTAGCGATAATGATGGGAATTAATATAGAAGACACTTTTGGAACAGTTAAACCTTGGGGACAATATCTAACCAATCTGGCTATGAAAGAAGGTCTTATTATGCCATTTGATAGACATAGTCATTTAGAAAAGACGATTGTTGGCGGATACGTCCGTCAACCTAAAAAAGGAAAACATAATTGGTTAATTTCTGTAGACGTAAACTCTATGTACCCATTACTCGGTATGAGAGCTTTTAATATGTCTCCGGAAACTTATGTAAATGATTATGAACTTCCTCAAAAATTAAAAAAGTTACGAAATAAATTTCACACTCACGAGAACGAAGAAGCTTATCTAATTGAAGAAAATCTAAAAGAAATTCGAGAAATATCCCATAGCTATGATGTTTCATTTGGAATGAATGCTTTTTTTAGAAGAGATAAAGAAGGTATCATACCTGCTATTGTAGGAAAAATTTACACCGAAAGAAAAGAAGCAAAAAGTCGTATGCTCATGTATAAGGCTTTAAAAGCAAGGTTGTCTCAAAATAGTTTTGGTAAAAATTAAATTCTTTTGAAATTTAATTTATTTTTAAGTTAATTTACGGTATAATAAATTATCTAAAAAGAAAAAGGGTTAAAGATGAGAAAACCGACTTTAAAAGAGTTCGAAGACTACGATGGATATATCGACTATGAGGGATATGAAGAAGCAATGGGAGATTACGAAGATTCTTCATACGATGAGTGGAGAGATTCACAATGGGATAGATACGAAGAGAATGAAAAGAAGGAAGGGTAGGAAGAGTAGGAAGAGTGGGAAGAGTAGAAAAAGTAAGAAAAGCAGGAAAAGTTTAAACTAGATTTAAGCTAACTTACGGTATAATAAATTATCTAAAAAGAAAAAGGGTTAAAGATGAAAAATCTGAAAAGAGATTACTACATTCCGTCAAATGGAATAAAAGAGACTTATGAAGATGTGAAATGTGACGTCTATAAGTATGAAACAATAGGAAGTCCGTGTGTTAGTATTTTTTCAGGGAAGAGGGTTAAACCAGTCGTTCTATATCGATTTGAAACAGAAGAAAAACGATCTATATTCATAGAAAAATTCATTCAAAAAGAAAGAATATTTTGGGAAAAAAGAGAAGAAGAAAAACGAATTCTAAAAGATAAAGAGCTAAAAGAAATATCTGAACTGAAAGTTGGTGACATTTTTGTTTCTTCTTGGGGCTGGGAACAAACTAACATCGACGCTTATCAATTAATAGAATTGAAAAACAAAACGGGTACATTTAGAGAAATCGCTCTTAAATCTTTGTCTCAAACTTCTTGGGGATCGGACATTTGTGCTCCAATCAAAGACGATTTTTTAGAAAACTCAAAGCCTTTTAAGAAAATTTTGAAAGGGAATTATATCAGATTATCTTCTTTTCAGCATGCAAGAAAAATAGTCGATAAAGATAGAACATTTCATAGGAGTTGGTACGCATAAACCCAAAAATATTTTTGGGTTTTTGATTTTTTAAAAATTTTAAACTGATTTTAAGCTAATATACGGTATAATAAATTATCTAAAAAGAAAAGGATCTTTATGTCAAAGTCGTTGTTGGTAAATCTTATTGCGAATGAGTTTGGGTTGGATAGAGTTTGGTTAAAACAGTTTAACATAGAAGAATTGATAGTAATTAGAAAAGATTTTTCTAATCACTTCAAAACAATTTCTAGAAAAATAGGATAAAAAATGAGGGGAAATATCAAAGAATATTTAAGAGATATCAAAATTAGTTCCAAATTAGTTTTTACGGCTGAATGTTCCGGGAAAAGATTCAAAGACATAGAATACGGAGATGAATTTCTAGGAATAAAATATGGGAAAAATAGTTCAGATGTTTGGAATGATATTGAATCGGTATCAACTTTCTATCATTCTTGTTTAGAGCTAAAGGGAGCAAAGATTAAAAACAAACTTCCTATTTTTCAACATATAAAGGAAAAAGAGTCTTTGGAATTTGAAAAGGCAAAAAGAAAATCAATAGAAGCTTAAAAGTATCTGTGTTCTCGTGACCAACATTCATAACGCTAAGAATAATGCTGCCTGCAATGCTATGTGTCACTATTTCTCAAGAAGAAATAGATACTTATTGGACTGAAAAGAAAGTCGGTTAAATCCTTGATTAAGCAAGGTCTAAGCTAACTTACGGTATAATATATTATATAACAATTAAGAAAGGTTCTAAAATGTCAAAAGTAAAAATATTTAAAATCGACCATAGTAAATTTGGAAAAGATTACTCTCCAACAATTGGTACTTTGGAAGAGCTAACCAATGATTTCGGATATACATTAGAGGTGGGTCAGTCTTGGCAACATGAAAAGGGAAATAAGAAAATTAACAGAAAACCTAAAAGTATCGCTGCTCTTGTGACTAACATTCAAAACGCTAAGAGTAATGCTGCTAGTAATGGATTTTCTGGTTCTAGTTTCTCAGTAGGTGTGCTTACTCAAGAAGAAATTGATACTTATTGGGCTGAAAAGAAAGTCGGTTGAAGCCTTGATTAAGCAAGGTCTAAGCTAACTTACGGTATAATATATTATATAACAATTAAGAAAGTCCTAAAATGGTAAAAACATTTATTGAAAAATACACTGAAGTTAAAGGTCATAGAGAAGATGAGAGATTTATCTTAAAAAATTTGACCACGACTAAAGATACCAAAATTAGAATAACTCATTTTGGTTGGTCAATAACTCATTTTCATGGCGCAAAGTGGTATGTTGAATTTTCTAAAAAACTTGATGAAATTTTCTTTGATGAAGAAATCAATGGTAAGGGGTCTATCGCTTTCCCATCTTATATTCATATTTATAAAGAAGATAGAAAGACTCCTGTTAAAGAAGTAGATTTGCGCGATGTGTTGTCGGCTGCATATGCGACTCATAAACTATTAAAGAAATAATTGAAAAAAGTGAACTTCTTATTTTTCAACATATAAAGGAAAAAAATGTTAAATTGCATATCTTGTAAATTCAAAAGAAATGTTCCTGGGGGTTATCATGTTCGATGTACTAGGGACGGAGTAAAATTGACAGAAGTAAATGATCTTGGAGTACGAAACGGTTGGTTTGATTTCCCATCTTGCTTTGACCCAATGTGGGCAAGCGGTTGCGACGGGTTTGTAGATAAAACTTTTGATATCGTAACAGCATCAAAAGAAGATACCGATTATTCTAAAAAATGAACTTCTTATTTTTCAACATATAAAGGAAAAAAATGTTAAATTGCATATCTTGTAAATTCAAAAGAAATGTTCCTGGAGGTAATTTCGTTCAATGTACTAGGAACGGAGTAAAATTGTCAGAAGTAAGTGAACATGGAAAACGAAACGGTTGGTTTTATTTTCCATTTTGTTTTGAACCTATATGGGCAAGTGGTTGCAACGGGTTTGTAGATAAAACTTTTGATATCGAAACAGCATCAAAAAAAGATATTATTGCTATGTATATTCTTGAAAATAGTACTCTTGAAACAAAAGAAGGACAAATTTTAAGAAGGGATATAGATTTTTTCGAAACTTTAAAACAAGATATCGATTATTCTCAAAAAGATCTAAAAAATGAAGATTTATTTCCTCAATTAAGAGAGTTTATTCTATATTGTTGGGGCGAGAAATCTTAATTTAAGTCCTTTTAAGAGCCCTTTTTAGCCCTTTTTAGCCCTTTTTTAAGCCTTTTTTAAGCCCTTTTAAGCCCTTTTAAGCCTTTTTTAAGCCAAAAATAGTATAATTTACTCTTAAGGCGTTACTTTTTAAGTTCAAAGAAGGAAATAGCCTAATGGAGAATAAATGATCATAGAAAAACTTTACCAGCAAATAGAAAACGGGGAAATTACTTTAGAAGAAATTAATTCGATGGACGTGTCAGGGTTATTTTTTGAAGAAAAACACTTAGATTCTAGGATTTCTTATTATGACACTTATCAACAAGCTTTAAAAATTTCTATGAACGCACTTTATGGGGCGTTAGCTAATGTACATTTTTTACTTTTTAATCGAGATGTTGCCGCGAGCATCACTGGAAATGGTAGGATCTTTATCCAGGGATTAGCGAATTACATAAATGGAAAATTACAGAAAGTGCTTGGTTCTAATGTAGATTTCGTCGTTTATGGGGACACAGACAGCGTCGTTGGGGATACCTATATTTATTCTGATGTATTTGGTAAAATAAGAATCAAAGATTACTTTAATCATTCTGAAGGGTTTGTTGAAGAAAGATCTCCTATTGATTTAACTAAATACCTAGATTTTTTTGATAAAACTTATTCAGTAAGCAAAGACGGGGTTCTCCGTAAAAATAGAGTCAAATATGTAATGAAACATAGGGTCAAAAAGAGATTTTTCAAAATTACTATTGACGGGAAGTCGGTGACGGTTACTGAAGACCATTCAGTTTTAGTAAAAAGAGACGATAAAATTATTGAACTTAAACCAACCGAAATCAAAAATAGTGATTTTTTAATTAAACTCATTTAATGGCGATGATTAAGAATTCAATAAAAGGAAAAATAGTAAATGCAAACTCAAACTCAATCAATCGAATTCACTAATGACTTTATCATAGAAGATTTGGGAGTAGTTGAAAGGTGGGTATATGACATAGAAGTTGAAAATGACCACAATTTTTTCGGGAATGATATTTGTGTTCATAATTCTGTGTATTTCTCCCTTGATGAATTAGTGAAAAAATTTGATATCGACGACAATCATATAATTCTTGAAAAACTTATCAACTTTGATCATAAATATCTTGAAAAATGGGTTCAAGAATACATAGATATTTTTTCTGATAATTTTAATGCTTTCAATAAAGACCCTATTGGGGCAAAACTCGAAAAAATAGCTGACAAAGGAATTTTCGTCGCGAAGAAAAAATATGCTTTAAGAGCAGTTTGGGATGAAGGTTCTATTTTAGTAGATGACCCTTATTTAGCTGTCACTGGGCTTGAGATTGTTCGTTCTTCTACTCCGCCATTTTGTAGAAAATATTTGAAAGAAATGGTTAATGTGATCCTGGATAATGATTCAAAAGAAACCGTGAATAAAATTAATGATATAGAAAAACTTTTTTATCAAGCTTCTCTTGTTGATATATCAAGAGTTAGTGGAATAGGTTCTTTAGAATATGAAGGAGGAATAGGTCGTTATACGGTAAGGAAAAACGGAAAAATCTTAACTGCTCCAATGAATGTAAGAGCAGCAATGAATTATAATATTTTTTTAGAAAAAACTGGCTTAACTAAATACCCGAAAATCACAGATAGTGATAAAGTAAAATATTGTTTTCTTAAAAAACCTAATATTTTGGGCGATGATGTAATAGCATACTTAGATTCAGATTTTATAAAAGACAGTAAATTAGAAAGATATGTCGATAAGGAAAGAATGTGGAAAGATTTTTTCTTATCTCCGATGAAACTAATGTTGGAATCAGTTGACTATGACATTGAACAGAATTTCTCAATGGATGAGTGGGGATTCTAGGAGGAAATTTGTGAAAGAAAACAGAACTTATAACAAATATAAACAACCGAAATCAGAATGTCGATTTTGCGGAGGGAGCGGAATTATAACTATTGAAGATGTTTTCAAAAAAACCGTTATCAGATGTAGGTGCTCAGAAAGAGAATCTTATTTATATAAATCTGTTCTCTTAGATCCGAATTTAACTGAACTCGAGAGAAAGGCGAAACTTTCTCAATTCAAAGACAATAATGCGAAAATTTTTAAAAACAAGGAGAAAAAATGAAAACGAAAGAAGCTGATATCCCGTATTGTGGGGTAGATGAATCGAAAATTAAAAATGCGAATCCTAAGTTAAACGAAGAAGTATTAAGGTTTCATCATCTTTATATTACTGAACGACACAACATCTATAAGCGAAAAGAAATAGCAAAAATCCCACAAGAACTATGGACTGAAGATGAAGTTTTCAAAAATTATCGATTCACGAACATTAGACGAGAGCTTGATAGGGAATCTAAATGGCTCATTGAGAATATTAGCACGAATAAAGAACTCACATTAGAACAAAAGGTTCTAAATTCTATTCTATTTAGAACATATAATAAATCTAGCACTTCTAAAATATTCGGTAATTACATTACAGATTTTGAAAATATCGACATCGATAAAATTCGGGAAAAATTTAAAACATATGCAAAAGAAAACCCAAAATATATTTTTTTCACTCCAGCATTCAACACAGGGGGCATTAAAGCAATTTGGGCATTCCCGAAAAAATTAGCATATGAATGTACGAATTCGGATATGTTAGTAACTGTGAGGAAGAAAGTTGTTCAATGATGTTAGAAAATTTATATAAAGGAGTTTTTGGTGAATGAAGATTTAGAAATGACATGGAAAGAAGCAAAGGTTTTCGTGAAAGAAAACCCAGACTATGAGATAGTTGGGGTAGAACAAAATATGCCTATAAGAATGTTTCATTTAATAAAATGGGCGAAAGAAAATAATATTCATAAAAGGATCATAGAAGCAAATTCTCAAGAAGAAGCTTTTCAGATTTTAAAAGAAGTTCCTGGTCTTGCAGATTTCTTAGCATACCAAGTTTTTGTCGACCTGACATATATTCCTGAGTATAAGTTCAGTGAAAATGAATTCACTATTTCAGGTCCAGGATGTGATAGAGGTCTAGATCTTCTGTTCGAAGACAAAGACGGTATGAATTCTGAAGAAGCGTTGTTTTGGGTAAGAGATAATATAGAAGCTGAATGGGACAAACGTGGTTTGCATGTGGATTTTGAAGAATTATTCGACCATTTGTCGCCTGAAGATAGGCATTTAAATGTTATGATGTTAGAAAACAGCATGTGTGAATTGGGAAAAATCTCAAAGGCAAAACGAGGTACGGGTAGACCAAGAAATAGGTATGTTCCTACTCAAGATTCAAAAAAAGAAATAAAAGATGAATTGAATGAGTGGTTTTAAATAATCATGGGACATCGATTAGCGGTCGTTGGTTCAAGAGATTTCGATGATTTCGAAACTTTTGTTTTAATATTAGACAATTTAAGTAGAGTTTTACAAATAGACGCTATAATTTCAGGTGGAGCGAAAGGCGTTGATTCAATGGCAGAACATTACGCTGAAGTAAACGGTATCCCGTTACAAATATTCCCAGCTGAATGGGATAAGTTCGGAAAAAGTGCTGGGTATAAAAGAAATAAAACTATTTGGGACAACGCTGATATGTATTTATGTATATGGGATGGAAGTTCGAAAGGAACTAAGCATTCTATAGATATGAACAAAACAAGTGAAAAGAAAATGATTATTTTTAACTTCAAAGAAAATAAGTTCGTAGATTTACAAAATAATCCAATCAATAAAAATAACAGGAAAGAAAATGGATTTTAAAATAATGTCATCAGAGGATTTTAATGTAATATTAGAAGCTCAGGTAGAATTGAACAAAAAATATAGCGGTGAAGATTGGGCTGAAAAAATTCCAAAATCACATTTCGTTTCGGCATTGTATGCTGAATTGGGTGAACTATTAGAAAGTTCTCCTAGAACTGGGGATACTGATACTGGATGGAAATGGTGGAAAATTTATTTAGAAAATGACGTTGATAACATGAAAATTGAAGCCGTCGATATAATCCATTTTGCAATGTCTATTTTAATTCTTTGTTTTGAAAATGACATAGATGAATTAAAAAAAGAATATGAAATTCTTTCAAAAGAGTATTTAGATTTCGAAGTGAGAAATATCATTAATGAATATTATATTTCGAAATCAAAGGGAGTTTCTTTTGATCTATTGACTTCCATTTCATATTTTTCTCTGTGTAGTATGACGAAAACAAAAGAAGATTTGTTAAATTCTTATATGTTTTTAAAAAACTCTTTGTGCAATTATTCCGATATGACAACTGAGTATATGCTTTATCTTTATATGAAAAAGAACAAACTTAACCATGAAAGAGTTGAAGGCGGTTACACTGAATCAGCGACAGCTTATGCTAAGATAGATGAAAATGGAAACGAAGACAACACGAAATTATTTCTTGATGGTAAAATATAAATGGAATTGATATCGATGTTGATTTTGATACAGATGTGGGTTTTGATTTTGATTTTGATTTTGGGAAATGAGGGAAATTAAATGAAAAAAGTCGTAGCAGTTGATGTAGATTTAACAGTCGTCAATTCGGCGAAAGAGTGGGCAAGGTGGTATTTTAATCTCACGGGACACGATCTAGGTGAGATAAGCTCAGAAAACAATGACATCGAAACTTTGATGAAAAATCACAATGACCCGATGGAATTTTGGAGAAAGCCTGATTTATATGATAATATGGAACCGATTCCTGAATCTGTAGTTTTCTTGGATAAAATTGTTGAGTTAGGTATTGATGTAGTTTTTGTGTCTGCTTGCTATCCGTCACACGAAAATTCAAAACGATTGTTTTTAAAAAGAAATTTTAAATTTGAACACGGATTTATTTCTACGTCTGATAAACATTTTGTTAGATGCGATTATTTCATAGATGATTATAAAAAGTATTGTAGACAAATGGTCGGGAAGGCGAAAGTATTTCAGATTGTGTCGGATATCAATAGTTCAAGTGATGGAGAATTTCCTTATGTTGGGTGGGAAGAAATTTATGAAGCTATAAAAGAAGACTTTAAAGAAGACTTTAAAGAATAAGCGTAAAATTAAACTTACTCTAAGGCAAAATATAGTATAATATAATAATTAAAATAAAGGTTTAACATGTACGGAGATTCAATTTTTGGGCGTGAGAATATTCTTATTTTACAAGAAGCTAGAAAGAAGCATAATCTTAAACACCCTGATAAAATAGTACATAATATGCAACTCTTAAAACTCGCATCCTTGCTTGGCATAGAAAGAACACTCAAGGAACTTGAAGAATTCTCTCCAGAATTCTATAGAGATGTCAATCAATTTTTCGTTTAATTGAAAGTTAATTTCTGTATGAAAAACGAAAAATTTAAAACTCGGGAACTGGTCATACCGATTCACTGAATACTGACGAATTAAAAACAAGGATATACAATCAATGGTATTAGGACGATATTGTGACATAAATAAAGTTTCCACGAAAGCCTTAGAAGAAGGAGTAGATTTCAGGCTTCCTGAATATCGTAGGGAAGTCTTCTTAAATTTTTATGGGTTTCATCTCAAGTACAAATCACATCCTGGTGCAGTATATTATGTGATGCCTTTTTTAGCAGAAAAATATAATTGGGATTTTGAAACAAAGTTATGGTTCGCATTCATAAACGGAGCAACTCAAAACCCACTGACTTCTTGGGTAATTTTTAAACATTTTCCATCTTGTAAAGGCACTACTCCTG